TTCCCTTGGGGAATGGCTTGTTATTTGGGATAGGGTTGCTCACGGCTGTTAATTGGCTGTTATCGCCCCTGCTGGTTGTATTTCATGAACATAATGGGATTCTCGAAGGTTGCCGTGTACTTTTTCTTAAATTGTACGATTCCTTCAGTCATTTTACCCCTACTTAAATACCCAATCTCGCTTTGAGGAAGAACTCCTTCATAAACGGAGTATCCCAAAAACTTGTTTTTTTGATAATATTCTACGATATGATTGCCTGTATTTTTCATGCTTCTTGCATTTTGAACGAGTGTTCCGCTATTTCGTAAAAATTAACCGCACTAACAAAAGCGTGAGCATAATCGGTCGCTATGTTTTGCCCGTTTTCATCAATTGCTTGTTCTACCAGGTCTTTCATATAATCCGATAATTCGGATATATCCTTAAATTGACCTTCTTCTACCTCAAAACTATCAAAAAACTCAAGGGCAATTCTCCAAGTTTCGTAGTTTGACCAGCCGTTATAGGTTTTGTTTGACATAATTATTGGGTTTAGTGTGCCGCAAAGATACACGATTTTATACTTTTATGCCCTTATATGTCATTTTTTTTTAGAGCGCAAGGGTCGGAATTGAACCGCCTTCCTTTTGGCTGGATGCCAACTGTTCACCCAAATGAACTTCTTGCGCCTGTTTTCTTTCTTGCAAAGATACTCGCTGGCCTTTATACATTCCTGCACCCATTTCGTCAATTTTACTAAATGGCAAGATAGGAACGGTAATTTTGCAGGTTTTGTCAATTAGATAAATATATTTTAACTGCTTTCCTTTGAAGGCTTGCCATTTTCTAAACTCACTGCTTATTTTTAAATGATGTGCTTGTATGATGTGAATCGCTTCTCCTGTTTTGGGATTTATTCTTAAAGCAGTGTTGTCAACTATTCCGACTAATTTGAAACCGCTTGCTCTATAAATTGTTCCATCGCCGCACTGTGTTCCATCCGCAAAACTTATGACCCATTTTATATGTGGCGCATTTTTTTTTATCAATTTTAAACTTATAGCAATAACCCTGCTTTCACTATTTTTAGGCAAATAGTCATTAAAGGCCATTCTATTTAATTCAATAAAATCATTCCACCCAGTTGCTTGAACTAAATTTATAGTTCCTTTTTTATTTATACTTGGCCCATAACTTAACACTCCATGCAATTTATCGTCTAAAAATGCACCAAAATGAAGTGTACTATTTGGGACTACCTTTTTAGAGTAGTGATGTTTTTTCACAAACTCGTTTGCGATTTTAGCAGGTATAACCTTAACAATTATTTCCTTTGCTCTGCCCATTGCATCACGATTAAATAAAGCGCATTTCCGTTGCTGTTTTCGTTGCCCATTGTTTCGGCATACTTGTGCTCTTCTGTTTGTTTTATATCGGCAATCGCATTTTTTATCTGCTCCACCTGTTCATCCGCAAGCGTGAAAGTCATTTGCTGTAAAGGAGACTTGTCCCCATCGGGTAGAGTAAACTCGTCACCCATTTGCGTAGGGTCCAGTTTCCATCCAGTTACATCCAAGGCCCAATCTTCCAACTGCTCGGCATCCCACTCGTTGGCCAGCATCTCCCAATCCCACTCCCCGAATCCCACATTGTCTTTGATGATGAACTGCCGCTGCTTGTCCTCGTCCCAGTCCACAATCTCAACGGGGGCTTCCTTCCATCCCGCCTCCTTCATCGCTTTGAGCCGCATATTGCCCCCAAGGACAACCATGTCTTGATTGACGACCACAGGCCGAACCTTGGCCATTTCGGGTAGGTCTTTGAGGGATTGCACCAACTTGAAGAACTTGTCGTCCTTGATGGTTCGTGGGTTGTTCGGGTTGGCCTTGATTTTGCCGATGGGCAGGGTCTGCATCAGTATTCTATTTTATCAATCAGTTCGTCAATCTTGTCCACGATTTTCATCTTGACCGCAAAAGCGTTCGGGGCATTGGATTCCTCCACCGCTCCAATGCAGTCGCAGAGGGTGGTTATCACCATCATGAGGGAGTCCATCCTCGCCTGCACCTGGGCTTCGTTGTCAGCCTTCGTTGAGTTCGCCAAGTTCTCGCAGTTTATTGCGTGACCACCCAAGGGCCGCTTTGCCTCCCCATAGCAGGTAGGATATGTAGCCGCAGTCGCTGGTACTGTCAGCGTTGTCGTAGTAGGTTTCCGCACGGGATAGGTAGGAGTGCATCCGCTTAACCGTTGCAAGGGAAACACCCTCACCGTTGGCGAGTTGTTGCGCCCTGACCTTACCCGTCTGCGTGGCGCACTTGTTCCCGTTCCTCTCGTTGAGTTCAATCCCCCGCTTGGCGTTATTGCGCACACCTTCGCCATAGTCGGCATAGGATTCAAACTGGTCACGGGTTGGGGTTGTTGAGGGCATGGGTAACGGTCTGCTGGTTGGCTTCGGCGAATTGGTCCGCCTCTTGGTAAATGTATTGGAGAGCCGATTTTACGCAGTCAGCGCACCACCAATTTGTGTTGGGCCTGCCGTGGGCCACGAGGATAGTCTGCAGGTCGTGGACCGCTTCGGGGCTTAACCGCATGAACAAGGCCGCTTGGTACTGCTCCCAGTAATGGCGGTGCTTTTGGGCCGTGAGGTATTCCGCTTGGGTCATCGGTTCGTGACTTGGAGGATGACAACGGTTAACCCCGCCGATGCGAGGCCGTAAACGGGAGCGAGAACCCAACCGCAGGTGGACCAAGTGAGCAGGACCGTCACCCAAAATGTGAGGCAGGTGACGCAGGAGAACGGCTTGTGCCTTGCGAACCAGGTCTTGTACCAAGCCTGCGGCAGGACATGGTACTCGGCAATGGCAAGGGCGGTCAAACTACTTATCAGCAGGGGAAATATCAGCGTGTCCATGGGATTGAATGGCGGCCTTGATTTTGGCCTTGGCTTGGTCAATGGAATAGATTATAGAACGATACGGGATGCCCGTGTCACGGGACAACTTCTTCATGTTACCCGTCCGCAGGTGGAGGCGCAGTAACTCCTTGTCATAGGGGAACGCCCCGTCCTTGGCCCAAGTGTCCATCTCGGCTTCGGCAATGGCCCACAGGTCGTCCATCAGTGAATCGTACTCGGACTGTGGGATAGGGGAATCGGGGTCCAGTTCTTCCAGCAAATCGTGGTGGCGGTACTTTTGGGCAAACTGGTTGTTCTTGCCTCGGTAGAGGTTCAGCAACAGGCGAACCACATAGAACTTGAAATACCCCTGCCCGTGGATTTGCAGAATCTTGGCGGGGTCTTTCTCCAGCAGGATTAACACGCACTCCTGCTCCAAGTCCCTCCAAAGCGGGTCGCCTCCTGTAATCGTTAGGCAGGCTTTGCGGATTTCGCCGCTTCGGTAGAGGTCCAGTATCGTGTGTTCTGCGGATGCCATGCACAAAGATTGCAAAAAAAAGGGGTCAGCGGTTAGGCCGACCCCTTGGGTGTTTGGGCGGTTTTGGGCTATTCTCCGCTCGGAAGTTGCAGGGTATCAGTGATATAAGCCCCCTCAGCCGTCTGCAAGTAGTCCTGTGCGTTGTTGAAAACTTGCCTCCGAAGGTATCGCAGTTGCGGCTTGGCCTTGCAGTCGTTGTGGAAGGATTCAAGGTTTATAATTATCGTGGAGTAGTGGCGGTTCAACTCCTTCCCGATAGCCATGAAGGTGAATAGGTATTCGTTGTATGCAATGTCGGCCACGATATTCCGAGCGATTACGCAGGGCCGTTCCCTTGACGGGGACCGCACCTGGTCGGGGGTTATGCCGAATATCATTGCGGTGGTGTCAACGAGATGATGGATGAGTGCTGGGGTCATGACTTAAACGATTTCGGGTATTGGCATCCAATAATTGACTTCGCTGGTAAACCAAGCGTGGTTCTCGGAGTACCACATATTGTTGCTTACAGAATACCAAGCAACGATTTGCAGCCCTTCTACATCGGTTATCAGCACGGGTTTATTATCCTCGGGCATTTGGTCTTGGGGTCGTGTCCAGGGCATTGTCATGCGTTTTTGGCTTGGAGGATTCTACCGAGCAGGGTCCAGTTCACGGACCAAGGCTTGAT